GAGATAAAGAAATATGGTAAGCCAGAATATGGAACAATCTTTGCAGAGACAGTTCAAATATCTCCAACAAAAAAGATAGAATCAACACCAGAATATTTAGCACACACAGATAAGATAGATGCTATGATATATGTAGATACAGTTAGAGGTAGAGCATTTATATATCACATGAAGAAGTTCGCCAGTTATGTTAAAGATAATATGCACAAAGAAATAACAATAGCCAGAGGAACAGCAAAGGGTATAAAGATAGTTGAAACTTGTACTGATGCTGGATTCAAAACAATATTAAACCTTAAAGGAGAAAACTAATATGCCAAGATTTAAAGACCTACCAAAGACCCACGCTTACATTGTAGATACAGAAATACAGTCAGCTCTAACATCAGTAGAGCAGGAGTTAAAAGGTTCTGTAGGAATAGTGGGTGGTCCAATACAAACAGAGCCAGCTATAATGGAAAGACCACCAGAAGTTATAATCTCTGAAGAGTTGTCTAATCTAAAAGCTGGATTGCTTGAGGTGAAAGCAGACCTTAATCACATCAAGGAACTAATAGATAAGATGGACCGCAATGGATTAAAGATGAAAACACAATGGTAATCTAATCACCTAATAAGAAACCCTCTTCAGAGATTTAAACTGAAGAGGGTTCTTTTGTGGCGAGGATAAAGGATTGTAGTCAGTACATATAGAATAACCAAAACAACAAGATGCTAATCTATATTGCGATAGAACTTAAGTGTAGAAAATGTTTTACCATTCTCTATCCTTTCTTACTCCATAATCTATTTCTTATTTAGTATTGTAAGCTTCTCGTAAGCTTCTTCCATGTGTATACTTACTTCGCCTCTTCCAATAAAATCAATCAAGATTAGTTGGTTTTCTACTATATTACTGACCATTCCTGTATGTTTTTCGTAGATTGTTAAAGAACCTACAATCATATCATCTAATCTCTGACCATCTTTAATACGCTGATAGATAGTTGCAAGGTCATTAGGATGTATTGTCAACACAGCCCATTCAACTAAATCTCCTATCTCTATCATTCGCCTTCCATCTCCATCATATCTTCTCTGATTGCTGATACTCTGCTGAATAGTTCTAATGATTTAAGTGGGTCAGCATTATAACGTGCAACAATCTTTTCCTTTAATCTATTCCAGCGATTGAATAGTGTAGCTCTGGAACAATCCAATATATCCATAGCATCTTTATCATCCAGCATATCCATCTTCCAATAGATAAGTGTGTTCTCTTCCTTTGTTAGATTAGTTCCAGCAAATAGAATGGATAGAACTTTTGGTCCTGTTGTTCTGTCAATATTCTCTGCAATGCTTTTCTTCATTTTGTTCTCCCTCTTTTGTTTGTGATATTTATTACTGACTATATTCTTTACGGCAATCTTTATTCTTTGTCTGGTTTTTCTGTTGGTGTAATAGTTCTCAACAAGAACTTCATTGTACCACTCTCTACATTCAACAGCCCATCCAGCATCTGAAGACATTATCTCAATCCAACATTCAACTATCATATCATCCTTTGTAGTATAGTCCAACAGATAGTTTAACCTCATTGATTTATAACGGCTGAAGTATTCCTTAAGATGAATATATAGTATAGAACTCTCGGCAATGTATGATTCAAAGTTTTCCATTATCCTTTCCCTCCTATACTATATAGTTTAGATATTAGTATAATACCCATTTAGATTGTAGTCAAGTTAAATATTTATTTAAATAATCTTTCAAATGATGGAGTGACAATCTGCCAGTGGGAGGATTGACCTTGAGCATCCATCCATTCTTCCTTACCATTAGATTTATTCTTCATACCTATGTTCCAGTTTATATGTCCTTTCCAAAATGTTTCTTTATCTACTGATGTAATCTCATAGACATTTCCAAAATCATCTTGGATTTCCTCACCAACATAATAGGGTTGCTCTACTTTCTTTCTTGCCATCGTCGCCTCCATCCTATACTATAATATTACCAGATTTGATTATAGTCCAACTAAAAATATTTCAACAAAATGAAAAAAGATTTAGACAGATTTCCATTCTCGCACCCTTATACCTGTGAAGGGGTTAAGGGTTCCAACAAAATGTTCCAACAAGGTAAGCTGAACAAACACTCTTATTAGTGAGAGGTGCTGAATGGGACTTCATCCTGCATTTAAGTATATTAAAGATGAAGAGATAAGTGATGAGAAAGCAATAAGGTTTTATTCAGCCGCTCTACTTTATAAAGATATTATGCTGAAGGAATCTATTCTGTTGGAAGATAGGATTAAAGAAATAAAAACTACTAATGTAAAAAGTATTAGTGTTAGAGAATACAATAAACTGAATAAGGAACTATTTAATATTAATAAAGAGATAGAAGATATTCAGTCACGATTAGATGCCTGCGATATTTACTTCTCTAATATTGAACAGGAAACAATACATTAATGGAAGAAGATATGAAAGATAAATGGAGATATACTTATCTACCAGAGTGGGCTTTAGATAATCTATCAGCACCACATAATCCAGAAGATAGTTATATAGATGCTCTTGATGGAACTACAGAAAAAGAATATCCTTTTGATGGATATGAAATACTATCAAAGCTTTCAGCCAAAGAAGCTAAAGTAGTTGAGAGTATTCTGTTTGATGGTATGACCTTTGAAGCTACAGGTAAAGCAATGAGATTATCTAAACAAAGAATCCATCAGATATACACAGGTGCTTTAACTAAACTAAAAGGAGAACTAACTAATGGCAAGACCTAACAAAGTTATTACAGCTTTAAAGAAAAGAGATTACGAATCAACAGTATGGGAAATGCTTCTGTATGAATATCGTATGGCAAAGGCTGGCAATCATGAGAATAGGTTAGGAGCTAATGCTTTGACTTCTCTTGTGTCAGCACTTAAAGATATGCAACAAACAAAAGCTGAACATAGAAAGGGTGATGCTCCTAATCTTATTGAGCTTGATGAATGGGTGACAGCAGAGAAAGAAAAGAAGAGTAGCTAATGGCTTATTCAGCAATAGATGTAAAGAACATTATTAATAATCCTGTTAAGTTTATCTCTCGTTTAAAGATTAAAGATAAATCTGGTAGGTTAGTTTCGCTCTATCCAAATGACGAGCAAGTTAAAGTTATAGAAAAGTTAGAGTTAGAGAAAGACCTTATTGTATGCAAGCCAAGACAGATATTTTGGAAAGCATACACATCTTCAGAACCTATCACGATTGCTTTGCTTTCACACAAGATAGAATCTGTTAGACATATCTTGAGGATATTTAAAACCTTCTATGAGAACCTTCCTAACTTCCTACGCAAACCTCTTAAAGAAGATAGTGCATCAAAGCTTGTCTTCCACAATGGTGCTACTGTTTTGTGTGCATCAGCTTCATCTAAAGGCGGCCTTCGTTCCTTTACTTGTTCTTATCTGCTTCTGTCAGAGTTTGCTTTTAGTGAAAACGCTGATGAACTTAAAGCAACAGCATTAGCAGCACTCAATGGTGGACAGATGATTATTGAATCTACTGCCAACTATTGGGGTGACCCTCTACATTTAGAAATAGAAACTGCAATGAGAGGAGAAGGAGATTATAGTTATTTATTCTTTCCTTGGTGGGAACATAAAGAATATGTATTAGAACCACCAGATGATTTCTTACCAACAGAAGAAGAGGTAGAACTGGCAGAAGAATATGACCTATCTCTTTCTCAACTTGCTTGGCGTAGATTAATGATACAAAAACTGGGAGATTACTCAAAGTTTAAAAGAGAATATCCAGCTTGTTTAGAAGATGCATACGCTCAAGCTGGTGATGCTTATCTGATGGAAGATGATTTAAAACTTGTTCAAGAAATAGACATTGATATGGATAGATGGAATCCAATACAAGATGTTAATCAACAAGACAGTTATGCTATTGGAGTTGACGTAGGTTCTGGTACAGGAAAAGATTACTCTGTAGCATTTGTTCTTTCTAAAACAACTGGACAACCTGTAGCTATTTTCAGATGTAATCAAACTACACCAACAGAACTTGCTGAAGAGTTATTCTCTATCTCTCAAGAATATAATGGTGCCAAGATATTAGTTGAAAACAATAACGTAGGCGTTGTAGTTAATCAATGTCTTGGAGGTTCTAATCTTTGGAAGACAAGTGATGATAAGTTCTGGACTACTACTGCTATAAATAAAAGAGTAATGTTTGAAGAGTTAAAGGAAGCAATCAGAACTGGAACTATTTATCAGTTAGACAGTATAACTTTAAGTGAGCTTCGTTCTATTAAACTGGACAACAAATATAATATTTCCTTAACAAGAGCTAATGGAGCACACGCAGATTCAGCAGTAGCTTTAGCTCTTGCATATCAATGTTTAAAGTCAGTTCGTTTACCAACCAAACCATTTCTGCCAGATTGGGTTAAAGCAAGAAAGGCAGAAAGAATAATCAACACAGCTAATGCTCTAAATATTAGACGCTATTAGACAAAACCAACAACAATAGGAAGCACAATAAATGTCAAGAACAGAAAAAGAAACAGTCAATCTTGTGAGAGCAATCTACCAGAACCATAAGAACTACTGGAAGAACGCAGCTTCTCTTATGCGTAAACTTAAACACACTTATGAAACAAGACAGTTTGAGGATATAACATTTGACCCTACGAATATTCGTGTTGAGATTGCTGATGGTTATGCTTTCATTGAAGGGTATATTGCTTCTCTCTTCTCCAAGTTTCCAGCAGTTGAAGTAGGTAAAGATTCTGTTCGCAAAGGAAATGATGCTGTTGTAAAAGCTCTTGCTAATCGTTGGCTGTATGACCAGAGACAGGTATTAGAGAATGCATCACGCCTTGCTCTTATCTATCCAAACTCTTTCTTTAAACTTGCACCAAGAGAATCATCCATTATCTTTGATAAGGTTTCTGTTAGACCTGTTCCTCCTTGGGAAGTCATTGTAGATAATGATGCATCAAAGTGGTCAGAGCAAAGATATGTAGGTCACGTTTATTGGTGTCCAGTATCTAAAGCTAAAACCATATTTGGCAATAAGAAATACCAAGCTGTTGTTAAGGCTGATTACTTTGAACAGGAAGCTCATCCCTACAAGACAGCAATAGATGAAGATATTCCAGATGAATATAAATATATTGAGGTTGTAGAACTCTATGACCTTATTTATGATTGTTTATATTTCTGGTCACCAAACTATACTGGTGGAGAAAAGTTGCTTGATGAAGTATCTCCTATTCCTGTTCGTTCTTATGATGATGTTCCACTTCCACCAATAGTCCCACTTTATTACTCACGCATTCCAGATTCTCCAATGGAAGGTTATTCTTCTCTTTATAGAATCTACGACCAAATCTTTGAAAAGAATATTGTTCGTTCCTTCTGGGCAAATGCTATTCGTAGAGACAGCAGACAATATCTTTATAAAGAAGGAGCCATTGATGAAGATGCTCTTGCAAAGATTACTGCTGGTGTTGATGGTGCAATGATTGCAGTTGATGCTGATTCTCTTGATGGTCTTATTAAGGTTGTAGAAGTTCCACCACTCTCCACAAACTTTGATAGATATTTAGCTGCCATTGAATCTGACTTACAGAGAGGTTCAGTATTAGCTCCCTTTACCAGAGGAGAAGCAACCAAAGCAACAGCCACAGAAGTAGCTGCACTTGCAAACTACACAGCTTCAGAGATTGGTAAGATGGCAAGAGAACGTGATGAAGCTATTGAGTTGATGGCACAGATTTATATTCGCATGTTGGTTGACCTTCTTAAATCTGAAGATGCTGAAGATACAGTTATTGCTGATGGAGAAGTATATCGTGTCACCGCAGAGAAGCTTGAAGGTAAGTTCCGCTTTGCTGCCTCTGACCAATCCAATACACCAGTTGCTTCTGTCATGAAACGCAATGAGTTGATTCAACTTCTTCCTGTTCTACAGGGATTAGGTATTGACCCAACAAAGATTAAAGAACAGGTCATTCGTCAGTTCGACCTTCCTAAATCATTTGCTGAAGAACCTCCAGCCCCAACTCCACAAGCGCAGAATATACCACAAGTTGCGCCTATGGAAGAACCAGAACCCTCCTTACCTGCTGAAGCACTTGCCCAGCAAATCTCCCAATCAGTACCTACTCCAGAAGTAGCCACACCAGAAAGGACTTAAAGAATGCCAATACACGATTACGCTTGTTTTGAATGTGAAAAGATAGAAGAGAAGTTTATTAAAATGTCACAGGTAAATGATGTTATGTCATGTTCTACCTGTGGAAAAGAAATGAAAAGAATGATGTCTCTTCCAGCTAAAACTTCTGGCAAGTGGGGTGACCAAACAGGTAAGTGGGGAGTTAATGGTTTCTATGATAGAGGACTTGGTGCCACCTACTACACATCTGCTGAAAGAGAAAAGATTGCCAGAAGCAAAGGTCTTGTTCCACTTGAAGATGTTGGTGGAGATTCTTTTATTGAGAATCGTTTTAGTGCTGAAAGAAATATCAGAGAACAGCAAGACAAAATCCTACAGGATTATAAAGATAAAGTAAAAGAATATGGTGGTTCTATACAAGCAAAAGTAAGAGCCATTGAAGAAGTTTTGCCAGCCAAAGATTGTATTGGTGAAACTGGCAATGTTAAAAC